TTAAAATTAAATTATTTAGATTATCATCTCAAATATTTCCCTGGATGGAAGAGTATAATTGGGAAGATTTAAAAGATTGGGATGAAATTAAGTCATTAATGTTAAAATGTGGTAATATAGCTACTGAAGCAGGACAAAGACTTACAATGCATCCTGGTCCTTTTCATTGTTTAGCATCTCCAAACCCCAAAGTTGTTAAAAGAACAGTTATTGGGCTTGATAAACATGCTGAACAATTTGATATGATGGGATTTGAACCTAGTCATTACAATAAAATTAATATTCATGTAGGTGGAGCTTATGGAGATAAAGAAGCAGCATTAGAAAGATTTTGTAAAAATTTTGAATTATTAAGTGATAGTACTAAAAAACGTCTTGTAGTTGAAAATGATGATTCACCAACGGAATATTCAGTAAAAGATTTATATGAAGGGGTTTATAAAAGAATTGGAACACCAATTACTTTTGATTATTTTCATCATAAATTTAATACTGGTGATCAAACAGAAGAAGAAGCACTTAAATTAGCTTCAACAACTTGGCCTGAAGACATTCCACAGTGTTGTCATTATTCAGAAAGCCGTAGAAAAGAAAAATTAGATGAGTCAATTAGACCTCAAGCTCATTCTGATATTATATATGAAAAAATACAAACGTATGGTCTTGAACCAGATATTGTAATTGAGGCAAAATTAAAAGAACAAGCAATTTTTAATAGAGTAATATAATGGCAAAATTAACAAGAACAGTAAATTACGCAAACTTCAGATGGGAAGAATATGTGTTAACAGAAGAAGAATTAGCAAAGTGGAAAACGGGTGATGAAGATCTCCAACAAGAGATTATAGATGATGCAGATTGGGAGCTAGTAAGAGATAAACCGATTGATGATTACGGTGATGTAGAATTTGTAGAAGAAGACTAATGATAGAATTTATAAAACACGCACTTGGTCTTTGTGGTGAACATTGGCACCCAAACATTTGGACTTTTCTTTTAGGAGGACTTGGACTACAACAATCTTATTCATATATTAAATATAAAATTACAAGTTATGCAACCAATAATAAGTCATGAAGTACCTAGATGTCTTCTAACAGCATCACCTGAATTTAATGATTACGATTACTGCTTACCTCATCTATTAGATATAGATGAAGAATATAAGCAATATTTTATTGATGCTAGAGATAAAGGCAGATATATTATTATGGATAATTCACTTCATGAGTTAGGTAAAGCATATAATCATTCAAGACTATTACATTGGGTTAGGGAATTACAACCAAATGAATTTATTGTACCTGATGTTTGGATGGAAGGTCATCAAACTGCTGCTCAAGCTAAATATTGGAAACAATACGAATACCCAGAAAATACTAAAATTACAGCTGTAATTCAGGGTAAAGATAAAAATGATGCATATTTATGTGCTAACCTATTAGCTAATTTAGGTTATGATAAATTATGTGTTTCTTATGGTGCAACTTGGTATAATGATTTTTTCCCTCATTCAAATAAAGATATGGGTAAAGCATTAGGTAGAGTAAGATTCGTTCAAGGTTTATTAAAATTAGATAATTTAAAAGATATTAAATTTCATTTATTAGGATGTTCAATACCTCAAGAATTTGGTTGGTATAATAATGATCCTCGAATAGTATCAATTGATACTTCAAACCCAGTAATGGCAGCATTAGAAGGTATAGAATATAGTAATCATGGTTTAAATAATAAACCTAAAGCAAATATGAATGATTATTTTGACATAGCTTGGGAAGATGTAAAATATGGTAGTGTTTTACATAATGTAAATAAGTTTAGAAAAATAAATGGATTTAGACCCTATCCAGAACATACTGGGTCATTTGTAAATTTAGTTAAAAATGGAATATAAAAACCAACACAAACATGCAGTAGTATCACTTTCAGGTGGTATGGATTCAAGTACATTATTACTTAAATGTATTCATGAATTTGAAACAGTAACAGCTTTATCATTTGATTATGGTCAAAAACATAAAGTTGAATTAAAAAGAGCTCAAGCTCTAGTTGATTATTTAAGAAGAAATGGTCATAATGTAAAATATCAAGTTATAAAATTAGATGGATTAGTAGAATTATTAGACTCAGCTTTAGTAGAAGGTGGAGATGAAGTACCAGAAGGGCATTATGCTGAAGAAAATATGAAAGCTACAGTAGTACCTAATAGAAATAAAATATTTGCTTCATTAGTACAAGCAGCAGCTTTATCTATAGCAAATAGAACTAAAGAAGACACAGCAATAGCGTTAGGAATACATGCTGGTGATCATGCAGTTTATCCTGACTGTAGACAAGAATTTAGAGATGCAGATGATAATGCTTTTAGATTAGGTAACTGGGAAGCAGATAGAGTAGGATATTATACACCTTATTTAAATGGAGATAAGTATGACATCCTATTAGATGGAGAAGCATTATGTCATAAATTAGGAATTGATTTCGATGCTGTATATGCTAGGACAAATACTTCATATAAACCAACTCCTGAAGGATGGTCAGATTATAAATCAGCATCATCAGTAGAACGTATTGAAGCGTTTATTAAACTAGGAAGACCTGACCCAGTACAATATGCTGATGAGACAGGTGCAGTTGATTATGAAACGGCTAGGATTTATGTAGAACAAGTTCTTGCTGAGTATGAAAAAGAACAGTTAAAAAATGAAAAATTATAAAGGAGAAGATTATATAACTATGAAAGATTTTAATCAAATAGAAAAAGATAGGGATAATTTAAAGTATATGCCAGATCAAAAATTACACCAAATGGTAAGTTTTTTTAAATCAGGTGTAAGAATTGTAGGATATCTTTTTATTCCTTTTAACTTGGTTGCTGCAACAGCTTTACTTATATTGAGTGAAGTTGTTGGAGTAATAGAGGAATTAGTATAAATTAAATAAATAAATAATAAAAATTATGAGCAATTATAAAGATATTGGAATAGCATATTTTACTAATGCAGCCATGGAAAATGAACCTTTTGGAAAAGAAGTAAATGGTATCATGACAAGTGTTGCAAGAAAAGTACCAGTTAGAAAAGTTGATACTTATAGTGAGGTAAGTATAGTAGAAGCAATGAAACCACAAAATTTACCAAGTATTATATTTACAAACTCATCTGGAGATTTAGAACATATGAGAGTAGAAGGTGTAAATTTAACAGGCATAACAGTAGAAAAAGTAATGGAAACTGTAGAAGCTATAGATAGATATAATAAAACAGGAAAAGCATAAAAATGAGTAAGTTTCAATCAAGTAAAGTATTTGACGGATTTAGTACAGTGTTTCGTCAATGGAGAGCAAAAGATACACACTGTAGATTTGTACATGGTTATGGAGTATCATTTAAAGTATACTTTGAAGGTGAATTAGACCATAGAAATTGGGTTTGGGATTTTGGTGGAATGAAAAGAGCTAAAACTCAAATTGATGGTATGTCTCCAAAAGCATGGATGGATTATATGTTTGATCACACTTTAATTGTAGCAGAAGATGATCCTGAAGTAGAAGCATTTAAGCAAATGGATGCTGCCGGTGTAGCTCAAGTAAGAGTAATACCAGCTACTGGCGCAGAGAAATTTGCTGAGTATATTTATACTAAATTAAATGATTTTGTTAAAACTGAAACTGATGGTAGAGTAAGAGTTACTAAAGTTAAGTTTGCAGAACATGGTAAAAATGCCGCTTATTATAGCGAGTAAATAGGTTATTAGTGAATGAAAAACCACTTTAAAAAATTAACAACATGCTAAAAAGAATTGAAGATTATAGTAAAAATCTGCCTATAGTAGAGGTCTATACAGCAGTACAATCAGAAGGATCAAGACAGGGATACCCAACTATTGTAATAAGAACAACAGGATGTACTCACAGATGTTATTTTGGAGAAGGAGGATGGTGTGATTCTTGGTATACAAGTATCCATCCAGAAAAGGGAATGTATTGTTTTCAAGATATAATAGATGCCTATGACCAACATCCTCATATTAAAGAAATGATGCTAACAGGAGGATCCCCAACAATGCATCCTAAATTAGTTAACGAATTAACTCACTTTGCACATGAAAGAGATATTTTTATTACTATTGAAACTGAAGGTAGTCATTTTCTTCCTACTGATTACCCTATTAACTTGCTTTCTATTAGTCCCAAGTTTAGTAATAGCGTTCCCGTACTTGGCGTTAAAACGCCTCAAGGTACTGTAACGGATGAAAGGATGATTAAAAAGCATAATTCAAAAAGAATGAATATTGATGCAATTAAAAAATCAATTGCATATCATTCTGATTATCACATTAAACCTGTATTAGATAAAAATTTATCTATGATTGAAGAAGTTGAAGAAATGTTAAAACAATGTGATATACCAGATCATAAAGTTTGGGCTATGCCTGCTGGAGATGATAGAGAATCTTTAATGGAATCATATCCTGAGGTAATGAATTTTGTTAGAGATAGAGGATGGAGATTTACAGGTAGATCACATATTATGGCTTTTAATACTGAAAGATGCGTTTAAAGTTAGTATACGGTTCTGACACAGGTAATACCGAAAATGTTATAGATAATTACTTATTAAGCATTTTTGAACCTCATTTTGAAATAGAAACAATATCTGTAAGTCAGATTACTCCTGAAGATTGGGAGTCACATGATTTTTATATTTTAAGTATACCTACTTGGTATGATGGTGAGTTACAAAGTGATTGGGAAGATTATTTTGAAGAATTCCAAACAATAGATTTTACAGGTAAAACTGTAGCTGTATTTGGTTTAGGAGATCAAATAGGATATGATGAGTGGTTTTGTGATGGTGTAGGAATTTTAGCTAAAGTAGTTGAAGAAAAAGGAGGTAAAGTAATTGGTCATACTGAAAAAGATGATTCATTTGATTTTGAAACATCTAAAGCACTTAAAGATGAAAATACATTCTGGGGATTATGTTTAGACGAAGACAATCAGGATGAGCTAACAGAAGAAAGATTAGAAAATTGGTTTAACAAATTAAAATTAGAATTAAATGTATAAATATAACGCAAAATTAGATAGAGTAGTTGATGGGGATACTGTTGATGCTCTAGTAGATCTAGGATTTAATACCTGGAAAAAAGTAAGAATTAGAATGCATGGGATGAATGCACCAGAGTCAAGAACTAGGGATTTAGATGAAAAAGCTAGAGGTATAGCTTCCAAAATTAGATTAGAAGAAATTTTGGAAAGTGGTCAATTTACTTTACAATCTATGGGAGTAGGTAAATTTGGTAGATGTTTAGGAATTTTATATGTTGATGGAAGTAATGTCAATCAAATGTTAATAACTGAAGGCCATGCTACTGAGTATTATGGGGGTAAAAGATAAAGTTTATGTTAAAATTAAAAGATAAGTTATATTTAAGTTGGAACGATATAGAAAAGTGTGTAGATACACTTTGTAATAGAATACTACTAAGTAATATTCCTATAAACACAGTACATGGTTTAAAAAGAGGAGGGTATATTCCTGCAGTTATGATTTCTCACCAATTAAAAATGCCATATTCAGAAGTAGTATTAAAGGATACTTTAGTAATAGATGATATTTGTGACTCAGGGGAAACATTAGATAAAGCACCTGGTTTATATCATGCTGTATTACATTATAAACCTCATACTTCTATATTTACACCAACACTATGGGCTAAAGAAATGGGTGATGAATGGATAGTATATCCTTGGGAAAGAGAAGATAGTAAAGCTATACAAGATTATAAATTGTAATTTGGCTTTTTAATAAAATGTTCGTATATTAAATTAAAATAAAAGTAAAAATGGCAGAGAAAAAAATTAAAAATTTAAATGAAAAATTAGAGGTTGTCAAAAAAGGTTATGCAAATGGAGTTGCAACTAATTTTCCTTTAACTGAAAAACAAAAGGAAAAAATGATTGAGAAAGCTACTGCAGCTTACGCTCGTTTTTTAGAAGCATTAGATTGTGACTGGCAAAATGACCCTAACTCAGCAGATACACCTAGAAGAGTAGCTAAAGCATATGTTAATGATTTATGGGCAGGTAGATATAGTCCAATGTCTCCTATTACATCTTTCCCATCAGATGGTTATGATGGTATTGTAATTGAAAGAAATATTCCATTAACATCAATGTGTTCTCATCATCATCAAACAATTAAGGGTGTTGTACATATTGGTTATATAGCTGGAGAAGGTGGTCAAGTAATTGGATTATCTAAACTGAATAGGATAGTTGAATTATTTGGTAGAAGAGGTGCTATACAAGAACAATTAACATCAGCAATTCATAATGCTGTAGATAAAGTTACTGAAGGTAATAGAGGAGTAATTGTAACAGTTGTAGCAACTCATAATTGTGTAAGTTGTAGAGGTGTTAAACATGATGGAGCATCAATGGTTACAACTAAAGCATCAGGAGTATTTAGACAAAATACTAATTTAGCAAGAAAAGAATTTTTTGATTCAATTAAAATAAATAATGGTGGACACCAAATATAAAAATATGAATAAAAATAATGTACCATTTGTAGATGAAGTTGAGGAGTTTAATTCCACAATGGGTAAACCAAATAACTATGAACCTACAATACCAGAAAAAAAAGAATGGCAGTTTGTTTATGACTTTATTCTCGAAGAACTTGAAGAGTACAAGGTTGCCTGCGAACAAGGTAATATTGTTGAGGTTCTTGATGCTTTATGTGATATTGCCTACGTTTCGTTGGGTAACGGAACTATGTTACATGGTCTTAAAGATAAAATATGGCCAGCGTATCTCGAAGTACAAGGGTCGAATATGTCTAAAGCTTGCTCAAGCGAAGAGGAAGCACAAGCTACCGTTGAATCACGTTCTAAAGAGCAAGGCGAACCGTGTCACTATGAAAAGGTTGGAAGATATTATATTGTCTATAGAACACGTGATAGAAAAGTAATGAAAAATATTAATTACTATAGACCAAATCTAGAACAATTTTTTACAGATGATGAATTATTAAAATTTCATAATCCAAAGGCTCTTATTTAATGTATAAAAAGGCATTTGCTAGACGTCTTAAAGATAATAAATTTCTAATTCACCTATGGGAAGACGAAGGTTATAGTAAATTAGAATGGACTAATCAGGCATATATTGAGTGTTCTGAAGCAGATGCTCAATTTACAGGTTTGAATGGGGAACCACTAAAAAAGATATCTAATTGGAGGCCTGATAATCCAAAACTTCATTTTCATGATATGCCTCCTTACCAAAAATTCTTAATTGAAAAGTATGGTATTAATGATACTCCTTCAACAACACATAAAGAATTATTTTTTGATATTGAGTGTGAAATGTTAGATGATATGTCAGAAGAAGGTATTAAAAGGGCTGATAAGAAAGTAACATCAATTGCTTGGTATGATAAACAAGTAGATGAGTGGGGCATTGTAGTTTTAGATGAAAAAAATCATTTTGGAACTAATATTAAAACTAAATCAAATAAAAAAATTATACCTTGTAGAAATGAAGGTGAATTATTAGCTAAGTTTTTAGAAAAATTTAGAGACATTGATCCTGATATTTTAGTAGGATGGAATAGTGATTACTTTGATGTTCCTTATTTATATTATAGAATGTGTAATGTTTTAGGAGAAGATTTTGCTAAACATTTATCTCCAATAGGTTATGTAAGAGAAACACCTTGGTTTAAAGATCAGTATATTCAAATAGCAGGTGTTGAATCTTTAGATTATATGCGTTTACATAAGAAATTTAGTTGGGCAGATGAACCATCAATGAGATTAGATGCAATTGGTGAAAAGTATGCTGGTATGAAAAAAATTGAATATGATGGTAATTTAGATAAATTATTTGAAGAAGATATAGCTACATTTATTAAGTACAATTTTCGTGATGTTGAGATACTTAAAGTACTAGATGAAAAATTAGAATATTTAGCGTTAACTAAAAATCTAGCACATAAAGGTAAACATAATTATCAAGAAGTATATGCTAATACAAAAACACAAGATGGAGCAATTTCAGCTTATCTATTAAGCAAAAATATAATTCCACCTGCTAAAGATCGTAACCCAATATCTAAGAAAAATTATGCTGGTGGTTATTTATTTTGTCCTAAAGCAGGTAAAATGGATTATTTATTTGATTTAGATTTAACATCACTATATCCTTCAATTATAATGACTATTAATATAGGTAAAGAAACATATGTAGGTAGAATTATTGATGCAGATGATAGAAATAACCGTTTAGGTTATAATGATTTAAAATGTATGGATTACGCTGAAGAAGTTGTTATTGAAAATAAAAAACGACAACAAACACGAGTTAATATAGGTAGAATAGTTGCAATGATTGAACAAAATGATTTAACTATATCAGCTAATGGTGTTATGTATTCTAAAGATAGAGAATCAGTATTATCTACAATTCTTAAAAAATGGTTTGATGAAAGGGTTAAGTATAAAAATGCAATGAAACGAGCATTTAAATCAGGTGATAAAGAAGCAGGTGCTAATTATCATATGAAACAATATACTATGAAAATTTTATTAAATAGTTTGTATGGTGCAACTGCTTTAGGTAGTTTTAGGTATGGTAATGTTATCTTATCCGAGTCAATTACTCTTAGTGGACAAAGAATTATACAAGAATCAGCATTAGCAGCTAACAGAGCAATGAATAAAGAAATAAAAGCATGAAACATTTAGAAGATACTCCTTGGTGGATTTGTGATTCTGAAGATACTAATTACTGTACTTACAGTGATACAGATTCAATTTATATGCATGCTGAACCTATATTAAGACATAGGCATAGTAACTTTGATGAAATGAGTGCTGAAGAAAAAGATAATGCTTTAGAAAATATAGCTATGGAATATGAAGGAGTAGTTACTAAATCATATGATAAATTAGCTAAAGAAGTATTTAGATCAGATGAACATAGATTAGAAATGAAAACTGAATGTGTTATTAGATCTGCTTATTTTAGAGCTACTAGACGTTATGCTCAATGGATTACTAAACAAGAAGGTATTAAAAAGGAATCACTTGATGTTAAAGGATTAGAATTTAAAAAAGCTAATTTTCCACCTGTGTTAGGTAAATTTTTTAAAAGTGCTTTAGTTGATGTATTAAAAGGAGCCACACAGGCTGAAATTGATGATAGATTAAAAAAATTTAAAAAACAAATATTAGACGGAACTATTCCTTTAACACAATTAGGTAATCCTCAAGCTGTAAAAAAATTAAATAAATATACTGAACGTAAAGCTAGAGCAGGTGAGATGTTTTCAGTAATTGGTAAAGGTGCTCCTGCAGCAGTAAAAGCTTGTATAATATATAATGATTTATTAAGATTTTGGAAGTTACATAAAAACCATTCTTCTATATCTCAAGGAGATAAAATTAAATGGGTTTATTTAAAACAAAACCCCTATCAAGTAGATGCTATTGCTTTTTTAGACTGGGATTTACCAGAAAAAATGCGTACATTTATTGAGCAATATGCAGATAGAAAAAAGATATTTGAGTCCATATTATTAAATAAATTAGAAGGATTTTATAATGATTTAGGTTGGACACTAAATTTAAATCCTTACCAACAAATGTTTTTTAACTTATGATAAATAAAACAATACTACAATCAGTAATAAGCAAATATTATTTAAATGTTTGTGAATCTGTAACATGGGAAACTAAAGATAATAATCTTACAATAAAGTTTATGTCACCAACTGCAGATATAATAGGTAAAGTTACTTGTAATAATTTTCCATTAGAAGATAGTGATGTAGCTATTTATGATACTAAAAAATTATCAAGTCTAATTAGTATTTGTAATGGTGATTTACTTTTGGAATTAGAAAAACAACATAAAATGATTTCAAAACTAAAGATATCAGATTTGAATTTTAATCTAACTTATGCTGTATCAGATCCTTTACTAGTACCTAAAGTAGGTACAGTAAATATTCCTGAATTTGTAGTTAGTTTAAACTTAACAAAAGAAGATATTGATAATTTAATAAAAGCTAAAAGTGCATTACAAGGCATTGATAATATGTTAATTACAACAACAACTAATTTAGATGGTGAGAATGTATGTGAGTTTGTATTTGGAGATGAACATGGTCATAATAATAAAATCACATATCAAATATCAGGTGACATAACTGAAGAAGATATGAAAATTCCATATAATTCAGATACATTTAAAACTATTATTCATGCTAATAAAGATATGGAGGAAGGAACAATGAAGATTAGTTCTATGGGACTAATAGAATTTAAGTTTAAAAATGAAGAAGTTTCTAGTGAGTACTATATGGTAAGGAAAGCAGAAACTGATTTTTAATATATGTATAATAAATTGACCTTAGGGCGTAAGTATTTTTTTAAACAATTATTAACCGCTGATCTAACGACAGCATAAAACAAAGTGATATGAGTACACAATTTTTAGAAAGATTGTACAGTCCGTACGATCTATTATTTAGAAACCTGTTCGAAGCAGGAGCAACATTTACACCGGCTGCAGAAGCCAAACAACAATACCCAATTAATATATTTGAAGATGATTTAGGACTAACTTTTGAGTTAGCTTGTACTGGCATTCCTAAAGATGCTATTGAAGTTAAACTTGAAGGTGATAGTATTACCTTTGCATATGACAAAGCTAAAACTCCAGATCCTGAAAGAAAATATATTCATAGAGGAATAGCAAAACGTTCTTTTAATTTAGCTTATAAATTAGGAACTAAATTTAACCCAAGTAAAGCGTCAGCTAAATTTACAGATGGTTTGTTAATAGTAACAGTACCGTTTGCAAAATCGCAAGCGCCAAAAGTTTTGAAAATTAATTAAAGTAACCAATAAAGTTCGCCCTACAGGTTGGTTTACTAAGTTATTTTTCGTACATTAATATGAATAAAAAATAAAGTTATATGCAAACAATAAAAGACCCAGTATTAGAGCCTTACTATATAGGCAGAGATTCACATTGTTACACAGTATATGAAGTAATTACCCCTGATGCTGATAGATTAAGGACTAAAGATAGTAAAGGAGAAGATTATGAAAAACCTGTAGCACATTTTTCCAACTTTGGAAGTTGTCTACATAAAATAGCTGAATGTCAATTACATAATAATAGTAAAAAAGAATATAAAAGTGTAAGTGAATATCTTAATAGATGGGATGAATTAGAAGAAAAAATATCAAAATTAATAAATTATAAAGGACTATGAATTTAGAAGCATTATTTAATGCGGTTATCGTTAAACCGATTGAACAAAACGAAGAAATGTATGGATCTATTGTAGTACCAGATATGGGTAAAGACAAAAATGAACATGCAGTAGTAGTTGCAGTTGGACCTGGTCAGCATACCCACTTGGGACATTTTATAGAATCTTATCTTAAAGTTGGTGATGAAGTAGTATTACCAACTCAAGGATTTACTAAAATAGAACATAAAGGTGAAGAATATTATGTGGGACCTGAAAATCAAATATTAGCTAAAGTTAAATCATCAGTTGAAGATGTATTAGCTGAAACTGATCCACTTGAAGAAAGTGAATTAATTAGTGAAGAAGAATTTAATAAATTAGAAAATCAAAACAATGAGTAAAATTATAGAATTTGGCCCTAAGGGGAGAAAACAATTAGTAAAAGGTATTGATACTTTAGCAGATGCTGTTGTATCAACATTAGGACCTAATGGTAGAAATGTAGTTATTGAAAAAGACCATGAACAAGTACAGTCAACTAAAGATGGGGTTACAGTAGCTAAACATATCTCACTTAAGGATCCTGTTGAAAATTTAGGAGTTAATTTAGTTAAAGATGCATCATTAAAAACAGCTGATAAAGCTGGGGATGGTACTACAACTTCTACATTATTAGCTAGGGAAATGATAAAAGGTGGGCTTAGTTATTTAAATAATGGGGCTAATGCTGTTGAAATCAAAAGAGAAATTGATAATGCTGTAAAAGAAGTAGTTAAAAGTTTAAAAAATAATATATCAGAAGATATCTCATCTGAAGATCAATTAGAACAAGTTGCTACGGTTTCTGCTAACAATGATGAAGAAATTGGTAAATTAATTTCTACAGCATTAGATAAAGTAGGAGATGAAGGAATAGTACATATTGAAGAAAGTAAATCAGGTGAGACATACTTAGAAACTGTTGAAGGTTTACAATTTAATAGGGGATTTAAATCACCTTATTTTGTTACTAATAATAACACAATGTCTAGTACATTAACAGATGTTTCTATTTTAATTGCTGATCATAAATTTACTAACGTAAAAGAATTATTGCCTATTTTAGAAGGTGTAGCAAAACAAGGTAAATCATTATTAATTATAGCTGAAGATATTGAACATGAAGCTTTAGCGACATTAATTGTAAATAAAGGAAGAGGTACATTAGATGTGTGCGCTGTTAAAGCTCCTGACTTTGGTGATAGAAGAAAATTAATCTTAGAAGATATTGCTATTATGACTGGAGGTCAAGTATTTGATAAAACTAAGGGAATGAAATTAGATAAATTCTCTTGGGACTGGTTTGGTGAAGCTAGAACAGCAACTATCAGTAAAACAACAACTACTATTATTGATGGTAAAGGTGATGAAGATGCTATTAATAAGAGAATAGAACAATTAGCTCATCAAGTTGAAGGATCAGAAAGTGAATTTGAACGTGAACAACTACAAAGTAGATTAGCTAAAATGTGTGGTGGTGTTTCTATTATTCATGTAGGTGGTAGAAATGAAACTGAAATGAATGAAAAGAAAGATAGAGTAGATGATGCATTACATGCTACAAAAGCTGCTATTGAAGAAGGAATTGTTCCTGGTGGTGGTGCAGCATTATTATATGCTAGAGAAGTATTACCTATTTCTACTAAATGTAATGAAAAATTAGGCGCAGAAATAGTTTACAAAGCATGTGGTAAGCCATTTGAACAAATACTTATAAATGCAGGACATGACTCAGTAAAAGCTCAAATGATAGGTAAATACAAATTAGTTGACTCTGGAGATGATACATGGAAAGGATATAATATTAAAAAAGGAGTAGTAGCTGATATGAAAAAAGAAGGTATTATAGATCCAACTAAAGTAACTAGAGTAGCACTTGAAAACGCAGCTGCAGTAGCAGGAACAGTATTACTTACAGAATGTATAGTAGTAAATGAACCTGAAGAAGAAAAACAACCACAAATTGACCCTTCACAAATGATGGGAATGTAATATGGAGACAGTAATAAACGAACATAATGAACTAATAGCAGTAAGAGTACCACCTGGAGACAGGTGGAAACTCGTTTCTGATCCAAAGAAACAAGTACATCCTACTTTAACTGAAACTTTAGAAGCATTTTTTCATAAAACAGGATTTAAAGGTGAATATAGATTAGATCCTTTAGGAAGTAAATTATATGCTATTCATGCAACTGAAGAAGAAGTAAAACCAAAAGAAGAAAAAATGTATTCTTTATATGGTGAATTTAGACAAGGTGTTTAAGCTTGGAAAATTAAATAACATTTTGTATATTTAGGTTATGAAAGATCACGGATTATTAGTAGAAAAATATCGTCCTACAAACATAAACAATTATGTAGGAAATGAGAATATTAAAAAATCAATATCAAATTATATTAACCAAAATGATATTCAAAATTTAATATTTTATGGACCAGCTGGAACTGGTAAAACAACATTAGCTAAATTAATAGTAAAAAATATAGAATGTGATCATATCTATATTAATGCCTCAGATGAAAGGGGCATTGAAACTATCAGAGATAAAGTATCAGGTTTTGCTAGTGTAATGTCATTTAAACCTCTCAAGGTTGTTATATTAGATGAAGCAGATTTTCTAACTATACAGGCACAGGCATCTTTAAGGAATGTAATTGAAACATTTTCAAGAACTACACGTTTTATTTTAACTTGTAATTTTATTGAACGTATTATAGATCCTCTACAGTCAAGATGTCAAACATTAAAAATTGTACCTCCAAGTAATTTAGATGTAGTAAATCATTTGATGAAAGTAGTAAAAAAGGAAGGTATAAAATGTAGTGTAAGTGACTTAGAAACAATTACTAATAATAACTACCCTGACGTTCGTAAGATGCTTAATACAATACAAGTATCAACGCAAAATAAACAATTAAAATTAGATAAAGATGCACTAGTTTCTAATAACTACATGATAAAAGTAGTAGAAGAATTAGCTAAATCATCTCCTAAATTTAATGAAATAAGACAAATAATAGCTAATGCTAACGTTAAAGACTTTGAAGTATTTTATAGATTTTTATTTGATAATGCTTCAGAATTTGCTCCTGGAAAAGAAGGCACAGTAGCAATTCATATAAATGAATACAGTTTTCAATCTAATTTTAGAATTGATAAAGAAATAAACTGTATGGCCTTAATAAATCAATTAATTAATATTTAAATTTAAAAAAATGAGTGAAAAAACAGTAGGACAACCACAAGTAAAATTAGAAGATACAACTTCATTTGAAACACCAGAAGGAAATAAAATTTTCCAACAAGGAGTATTATTACGTAGTGTATCTAAATTTGTAGCAGGTACTGATGAGGATGCGGTTATGCCAATTCCAGTATTTTACTGCCCAGATACTAAGAAATTAGTTGGATTAACTTTACCTCCAGAAATTAGAGAAGAGTACAAAGATGATCTAATATAAATGACTATATTTAATTGGCTAGAAGAAATAACAGTTAAAAAAACACCACCTAATGATTTCACCCAAGAAGATTGGGATGATTGGAATTCTTATATGGTGCATAGATTTTTATCTATGAACATAAATTATATTGATATAGTCAATTTTGTACAAAGTATAAATCCTCAAAATAAAAAAGAGATTTATACTATTTATAGGGAAATGATCCCTAAAAGAAAAGTTTGGAATAAATATATTAAGAATCAAAATAAAAAAGATTCTAAAGAATTAGCAAAAATTATAGCTGATAAATTATTAATTGGATGTAATGAAGCTAATTTATATATTCCTATATTAGGTAAAAATAAAGTCACTGAGTTATTAAATGACTTAGGTTATGAAAAAAAAGAAATAACTAAATTAATAAAAACGATATGAACTTACAAGTATACAAATTTTTAAAAGCAGAAGCAGAAGCTGATAAAGCTAAAGCACTAGCTAGTATTCAATTATTAACAAATCATCCAGCTGGAATTGGTGACCATTCAACTAAAGATTATTGGGATAACTGTAATGAAGCCCTTAAATTATTAGCTTCAGCAGATGAAAGATTAGAGATCTTAGAAAAATACTTTAATAACAAAGAACAAGTAAATGGATAGTAGGAAAGCATGGGAGTTTAGTAAAGAAAAAGAAGTTGAAGCAGTTAGAACATCTCCAACAGTAGAAGCATTTGAAACAGAATACCCAGAATTATCTGAGGAATTTAAACAAATCACTAAAGAAATGTATGAAATGTTTGCTGCTAAACATATGGATTATGGTTTAAATAATATTGCTTTAGGTGGTGATATTTTAAATAATAAAGATGATAAAAAATTCTCATTGACAGGGTTAGCAATTAGATTAACTGATAAAATAAGTAGATTAAAAAATTTATTAGTTAATGGCAAAAATTATGTTAAAGGTGAAGGTATGGAAGATACTTTTATCGATATTGCTAATTATGGGATAATCGGTCTTTTAGTAGGCCGTGATAAATGGAAAAAATAGTTTGGGTAAAAAGAAAGTACCAATTATAGTAAGGGAGATTAGAAATAATCCCCCTTCACCAGTTAACTTTGCAGTTGAAAAGAATATATCTTATTCTCAATTGTCAATGTTTACTCAGTGTCCTAAAAAATGGTCATTACAATATAGAGATGGTCATAAAGTTAGTGAACAAAGTATTCATATGACATTTGGAACTGCTTTACATGAAGTAATTCAACATTATATAGATAAAATATATGAAGTAAGTGGGGCAGCTGCAGACAGAATTGACTTAGAAGAATTATTTGAAGATACATTAAGAAAATGTTACGCTGAAGATTATAAGAAAAATAATAATGAACATTTTAGTTCACCAACCGAATTAAGAGAATTTTTTGAAGATGGAAAAGAAATTTTAAAATTTATTAAAAAGAAAAGAAATCTTTATTTTAAGAAAAAAGGAACATATTTAGTTGGTTGTGAAGTACCTATTGTAGTAGCTCCTAATTTAAGACTTAATCGTGTTAAATATATGGGTTACTTAGACATAGTGTTATATAATGAAACTTTAGATACATTTAAAATTATAGACATTAAAACCAGTACTAAAGGATGGAATAAATGGGCTAAAAAAGATGAATCAAAACAATTCCAATTAATATTATATAAACACTTTTTTAGTAAACAATATAACATACCTATTGAGAAAATTGATATTGAATTTTTTATAGTTAGAAGAAAAGTATATGTTGATGGAGATTATCCACAAAAACGAGTACAACAATTTTATCCTGCCTCTGGTAAAGTAAAAATAAATAAAGCTAAAAATAATTTAAATGAATTTATAAATAAAGCTTTTAACTTGGATGGGTCATATAAGGATACTATATTCCCCGCAAAACCAAGTAAATGGAATTGCACGTTCTGCCCTTTTAAAGATAATATGGAACTCTGCAATGTAGTTGGTAAAAATTTGTAATCTACATATATGTATAGACAAATATAATAAAATAAAAATTATGGCAAATTCAAAAGACATGACACTAACTAGTGTAAAAGTAAAAAGTGATTTATTTGAAAATTTTAAAATTGAATGTGTAAAACGTAAATTTAGTTTCCAAAAACTAGCTGATCGTTCATTATACTTGTATTTAACAGATGAAAATTTTAGAAAACAAATTAATTCACAAGTAAAATTAGATCTAGACTAATAATATTAAAAACAGTTATTGAAGATGAAAGAAGGTTATATTAAAAAAGAAAATAGAAAAAAAATTCTATTATTAACAGATGATATTAGAGTTCATTCTGGAGTAGCCAATGTGGGGAGAGAAGTAATAACTCACACAGCTCATAGATACAATTGGATACAAATGGCAGGAGCTATTAGACATCCTGAAAAAGGTAGACCTGTGGATTTATCTGATGCAATTAATAAAGATGCAGGAATTGAAGATTCAAGTGTAATATTATTTCCAGTTGATGGTTATGGAGATCCAAAAACATTAAGAGAAGTAATCAAACATGAAAAACCAGATGCTTTATTTTTAATAACAGATCCAAGATATTTTGATTGGTTGTTTCAAATTGAAAATGAAATTAGATCTCAAATTCCAATAGCATACTTAAATATTTGGGATGACTTACCAGCCCCAATGTATAATAGAGAATTTTATGATTCATGTGATGCTTTATTTGGGATTTCTAAACAAACAGTTAATATAAATAAATTAGTTTTAGGTAAAGAAAGATGTAAAGATAAAATTATAAAATATATACCTCATGGGTTAAATAGCAATACATTTAAACCTCTTAAGGATAATGATAAGGCTTTAAATGAAACAAAAGATAAAATAAATAATGGTGTAGATATTGATTTTACATTATTTTTTAATTCTAGAAATATTAGAAGGAAATGTATTCCTGATACAATATTTGCTTGGAAATTATTTATGGAAACTCTAACAGAAGAAGAGCGTAATAAATGTAATTTTATTCTTCATACAGATCTTGTAAATGATGCAGGTACCGATTTACCAGCAGTAATTAATTTTTTATTCCCAAATAAAGGATCAGGTAATATAATATTATCATCACAAAAATTAACAAGAGATCAATTAAATCATTTTTATAATATAGCAGATGGTGTTGTATTACTTTCTTCAGCTGAAGGTTGGGGATTATCACTAACAGAAGCATTATTAACAGGTACTCCTATTATTGCTAATGTTACTGGTGGTATGCAAGATCAAATGCGTTTTGAAGACGAAAATGGTAATTGGATTGATTTTGATGAAAATGTTCCTTCAAATCATAGAGGTACTTATAAAAAATGTGGTAAATGGGCATTACCTGTATTTCCAACTAATCTATCATTAGTAGGTTCACCTAAAACTCCTTACATTTGGGATGATAGATGTACACCTGAAGATGCAGCTAAACAAATTAGAGCATTGTATGATATGAGTAAAAAAGAAAGAAAAGAAATAGGTAAAGCTGGATATGATTGGGTTACAAGTAAAGAAGCTGGATTTACTGCTCAAGTTCAGGGTGAAAGAGTAATTGAAGGAATGGATGAATTATTTAAAAAATTTAAACCAAGAAAATCATTTACATTTACTAAAGATACAGATATAGAAAGAAAAGTTTTAAATCATAAATTAATATACTAACATGAAAAATACATTTGTTGTAAGTTGTCCAATTGATACTTTTAGTGGTTATGGTGCTCGTTCTAGAGACTTTGTAAAGGCATTAATTGAACTAGATGAATATGAAGTATCTATTATACCTCAAAGATGGGGAAACACACCAGAAAATTTTATAGAAAATAATAAAAAAGAATGGGGGTTTTTACAAAAGCATATTATACCAAATTTACAATCAAAACCAGATATATGGTGTATGATAACAGTTCCAAATGAATTTCAACCTGTAGGTAAATATAATATTGGTTTAACAGCAGGAATGGAAACAACTCATGTACATTCAAGTTGGATTGAAGGTTGTAATCGTATGGATTTAATTTTAACATCATCAAATCATTCAAAGGTAACATTTGAAGCATCACAATATCAAGCAAAAGATGGAAGTCATATTTTAAAATTAGATAAACCTATTAAAGTATTATTTGAAGGAGTTAATTTAGATGTTTATAAAGAAATTAAAAAATTTACAAATAAAGACTTAAAAAAACAAATACAATCTATACCTGAAGATTTTGCATATTTAACTGTAGGACATTGGATGCAAGGTGATTTAGGACATGATAGAAAAAATATAGGCCTTACAGTAAAAGCTTTTTATGAAATATTTAAAGGTAAACCTAAAAAACCAGCACTTATATTAAAAACTTGTGCTGTTGGAGGTAGTAATGCTGATAGAGTAGAAATGTTAAGAAGAATTGATCTAATAAGAGAATCAGTTAAAGGAGATGATTTACCTAATGTTTATTTGTTACATGGAGACTTTACAGATATTGAAATGAATGAAATTTATAATAATCCTAAAGTTAAAGCAATGATAAGTTTAACTAAAGGTGAAGGATTTGGTAGGCCATTACTTGAATTTAGTACTTTAAATAAACCTATTATTACTACAGGGTGGTCAGGTCATATAGATTTCTTAAGTAAAGATTATTGTGCTTTATTAGGTGGTGAACTAGAAAAAGTACATTCATCTGCCCAAGTTAAAGATATGATATTAGGTGAAGCTCAATGGTTTAAAGTAGGTGACCAATGGGTTAACAATGGTTATCAAGATGTATTTTTAAAGTATGATGAGTGGAAATTAAAAAGTAAAAAACAAGGAGCTCATTCTAGAAAAAACTTTAGTTATAAAAAAATGAAATCAAAAATTAAAGAGATATTAGACTTAACTATCCCAGAATTACCTAAAAAAATGGAATTAAAATTACCTAATATTTCTAAAATAAAAATGCCTAAAAAAGATAAACTTAAAATAGTAAAATAATGAAAGCAGATAATTTAATTAAGTGTAAAAGATGTGGGGGTGATGCTTGTTATACTCAAAAAGTAGGTAAAATAACTCTTTACTCTTGTTATGGTTGTGGTTTCCAAACTTCAACTATAATGAAACAAGGTGAAAAGTTTTTTGAAGAACAAATGGAAATATTACCTAATTTATATAAAGCATTATTAGGTGAAGATGAAGATGGGTTAGTATGGATGCCTCAAACGGTAAATCTGCCTCAAAATGGTATGGTATTTGCTACAGCAGCTAAAGAATTTGGTGTTAAAGATGAAGCAGTATCACAAGATAATTATGAATGGGCTGGAGTTAAAGCAGTAAAAATAACTGAAGAAGAAAAAGAAAAATTCCCAATCCCAGGTAAAAAAGGTGAGTATTATGAATGGAGAATGGATATGACAACTGAAAAAAGATTTGCTCATAATGATTTTGTTGAAGCATTAGATTATATAGGAGTATTCGGTTCTAAAGATGAATAAAATGAAAATATTAGTTACTGGAGGAGCAGGATTCATAGGATCTAATTTAATAAAAAGATTGTTAAATGAAGGACATGAAGTCCATTCCTTAGACAATTATACCACAGGTAATACTAGTAATCATTTAACTGTAGAAGGATTTACAGCTATATATCATAAAGGTGATATAAGTGAACATGGGAGTTTTGATTGGTTTTTAGCTGAAGATTTTGATATAATTTACCACTTAGCTGCTCAATCAAGAGTTCAACCTTCATTTGATGATCCCTCAGAAACATTCACTTCTAATGTTCTAGGTACTAAAAGAGTATGTGAGTATGCTTTAAAAATTGGTGCTAAAGTAGTATACGCTGGTTCTTCATCTAGACATCACAATCCAGCTACTTCACCTTATGCTATGTAT